GTACTTGTAGGGTCGTGGTTGCATCTGAAACCGTTAGTGTTAGGGAGTCTGATGCCGAAATTGGTGTCGAACCACCGCCGACGCCGAGGAACGTCACCGTCGCCATGTAGTTAGAGTTATTAGACTGACTCATCGTAGCAATTGATGCTGCTACGGTTGCGCTCTGCTGAATCTGAGAGAATGAGTATGCAAATGCATTAGAGGCTGGCGTGGTAGAAGTTGAGGATACTGACTGACCATTAGTAAATCCAGCAGGAGCACTTGTTAGTGACGGCGTGGTTCCATCAGTTCCAGTTCGACCTCCACCAAGTCCGATAACCACAACGTCGGTTGATCCACCGGCTGTCAGGCCAGAGAAGTTAGGTGTAGAGTCAGCAGCAGATGACGCAATTACTAGCGTATCGTATGTTACATTTTCCCATACCTCAGCGGCTGCTGCCGACTGGTTCGCACCTGTCCAGGCAACCGTTACAGTCGCGCCTGAGCGCGCGGCGGTCCATGGAGTTGTCCATATGTAATGCCTAGATGCAGAGTTAGCATTTGTTGGGCCATCACGTAATGTCCAGGTGGCACCAGAACTGTCAGAAATAGTTGCGGTATTTCCAACAGAAGATCCAGAGGTAACAACTGCGACCATTCCATCTGCGGTTGAATATGATGGAAGTACGAGAACCGGGTCAGCACCGGCATTTCCTCCGCTTACCAGGGTGCCACCTGATAGCCTATTCGGAGCAGTTGACGGCGGTGTTACTGTTTCTGTTACAACAAAGTTTGCAAGAGTAAAGTTATCTGTTCCAGAGGTCGCGGTCATCGGACCCTGGATTTCTACACCGAAATATTCTTCTTTTGTAGTTGTACAGTTAAATACAACTGTTGAAGTAGTTGTACTATTTCCAGCAATATTATTTCCGGCAACAAGGAATCCGACCAGCGCGCGGGCAGTCAGAGTTGAGGTGCCAGTACCATCACCAGTAATAGAGATTGTGTATGTGTAACCTGCGCGTACTTTTACGCGAACAAGGCTGAAGGCGTTACTTGATCCAGACCCACCAGAAAATCCAGTATTATTATAGGTGAACTTGATTCCACCGGCTACCGGCGCAATTGTTCCACCAGGAAATGCATATCCAAATCCCGCGTACTCCCAATGCTGGGCGCTAATTTTCCAATCATCAGGAATAATGCCGCTATTTACATAATCCTGGTCCCACCATGCGTTATAGTCTTGCTCGGGATCAAACCAAGCAAGACTAGGGAACGGTCTGAATTCGGGCTCAAAAAAGGCCTTCAACTAGTTCACATCAATATGTATAGACAATGCAGTATCCAGCGCCGCCGACGCCTCCTGCACCACCTAGACCGGGGTTCATGCCGACGCCTCCGCCGCCTCCACCGCCTCCACCGGCTCCACCTGCACCACCAGCAGCACCGTTGGTAGAAGCGGTAACTGTAGTACCACCACCACCGCCTCCTGCACCACCAGATGCAGATGTTGCGGCAATTCCAGCAGTTCCGGCAGTAGGAGCGGCACCATCGGTACCTACGGCTCCACCACCACCGGCTGCATATGATCCGGAAGCGCCACCAGCGCCACCAGCGATGTTTGCAGGTGTTGCATTGTGGGATCCACCAGCGCCTCCGCCGCCACCACCGCGAAGGCTAGAGCCACCAAGAGAAGAAGCAACAGGAGGGTTTGCGGAACCTGCACCGGCTCCGCCACCAAACTCAGCATTACCCGTTGTAGATACTGCGACAGTTCCAGTCACTCCCTGACCACCAGCACCGTTAGATGCGGCGGTAGGAATTCCACCGGCACCACCAGAGGTAGAACCAGTACCGCCAGGGCCACCGGCTCCTCCGCCTCCGCCGCCGCCTGTTACAGCAGCAGCATTAGCGCCACCAGCGCCTCCGCCTCCACCCCATGCTTTAAGTTTTGTACCAAATGTAGAAGCAGCGCCCTGTCCACCTGCACCACCGGCTGCACCGGCTGCACCAGGAACACCAGCGGTTCCACCGGCACCAATTACGACAGTTTCAGTAGCACCGCAGTCAGTAGCAGCAAATACTCCTCGGGTCCAGTGGCCTCCGCCACCACCGCCGCCGCCCTTAGCGACAACCGCTGTTGCAAGAGAGGCTCCTGCGCCTCCTCCTCCACCGGCTCCGATCATTTCTACAATTACGACTTTAGGTGTAAATGTTGTTGGCTTAGTCCAGTTAAATGTACCAGCAGTATTGAAAATTTGAACGTCAGCATTTCCAGAACTACCACCAGTTACGGCTACACCAGCAGCATTATATCTAGTTATTAATCCATCATTAATTTCAAAAGATTCTCCTGCGGCCAATGTTATTACAAACAGGTTGATTGGAGTTGTACCATCAGTATGAAAAAGAGTAAGGGTGTTTGGGTTAGTCGCATGATCATTGCGAACAAGTAGTCTTTTCACTGTTCTGTAGGTAGACGCGGCTGGGCTACCGACAACCGTTGTTGTCGTCGCGGTGACAATCGCAGTATTTGTGCGGCCCGGGGTAATGGCTGTACCATTATCCACCCAAGAAGCGTGAACATCTATGTCTGCTGTGCTCGACGTAGTAATACGGAGCAAATCGGATGTGCTGGTAAGTAGTAACATTTTATCCTTTCAGAATTTAATGGTTGTTACAGCACGCCAAGAATTAGCAAGACGTGCCGTAACACCAAGGTTAACCATATTGATCAGGTCGTTGTCAAGGTAACGGTGAATACCCAGGTCTGTGCAGAGGTCTTTGTACCAAGAGACTCAACCTTACGGTTGAGCATGGTGCCAGCAGATGAAGCGTTGAAAACGCCCCACTCCTGCCATGCAAAGTTCGCTTCTGCTGTGCTATATGTTGATCGGTATGTTACAACATTAGCGGAGACCTGAGGATACGTGGCGTCCATGACCTTACGGAGTTTGTTGGTTGAGGCCTGTAGATCTGTGTGTGCAGCAGAAAATACAGTTGTAGAGTCACCCACACCAATATAAGTATTGGTGTTATTGAACGGGGTTGATGCCGCTACGTGGGTGGACGCAACCATGAAATCACGACCGGCTGTGGTAAGAGCCATTATTCTTCCTCCTTGATTATTCTAGCGATTTCGCCATCCTCAATGTAGATTGTCTCGACTAGTTTGCCAGTAGCATTGTCATACTTTTCCAGCACCGCGTCGATCCTTACATTAAGTTCTATGGCTTCCCCTATTCCTGCGTTTTCACTCATGAATAGAAACTCTCCAACTCTTTAGCAAGAGCGATTCTAAAGCCTTCTTCATTCTCTAGAATCTGTTCGGCTACCTCTTCCGGCACTACGCAGAACGGGTGCTCGCGGGTGAAGGTAAAACCAAAAGTATCATAGGCTCCGTTTTCACGGACCATTCTTACAAGGACGGTTGGGCCGTCAGCCTTAGGAGGCTCGGGAACGAACTCTCCTAAATCGTGAACTTCCGGAGCAGGCTCTAGGGCCTTCTCACGATCAGTCCATTCTTTATACATGGTAAAATCAACACCGTCATCTTCTAGTTTCTGAACGATGTTCAACTTTCCTCGCACGCCCTCTAGGTCACTACCGAAATATTCGGCTGTCCTTCTGAGTTCTTTTACGTCTAGGTCAGTTAATGACATTAAAACCTCCTATGGTTCTATAGAATTATAGCATAGGCCTTTTACAAAAGCAGCGGGGCCGGGTTTCCCCGGCCCCGCGCTATGCGTTTATTAAGATCAGGCGACCTTAATGTCCTTCACGATAACCAGAGCGTCTGTGTTCTCGTACTGTACGCCTACGCGAACGTAAGCGGTGTACTCAATTGCATCCTTCTTTGGCTTGTACTCAGACATAACCTGAACCTCACGCTTGATACCCCAGATACGGTTCTGTGGGAAGGTTAGTTCTGCGTAACCGTGGTTACCAGTTGCACCTGAGTAGGTACCGGTAAGGGTTTCGCTGAACAGAGGAACTTCCTTCAGAGGAATACCGAATCCGAATGGAGTCACAGCACCAGCGTTGCCCTGAAGCACACCCTGGCCACGTAGGATTCCAGATACAATCTCTTCTGGGTTACCCGGAAGGGCTAGAAGAGAGTTCAGGTAATCCTGTGATAGACCTGATCCAACGTAGAAGCGAAGGTCGCCACGGCGCTGAAGGTACTTACGAGGCATTGCCTTGATAGCGGTGTTAAGAGTTGACTTGGTGATTGTTGCACCAGAGTTGGTCTTAACATATCCACCGGCTAGACCTAGTTTGCGGAAACCATCGAATGACTTTAGAAGTGCATCAGATGATAGAGTAGTATCACCGTTGATTGCAAGATCCTCAATGTCGTTACCGAACTGAGTTGCCATCAGACGAGCGATGTGATCCTCTAGATCACCGAATTCGATGTTGTCCTCTAGGGACTCGCGGGAAAGTTCCCAATCCAGACGTAGTTTCTTGGTTGTGACAGATACCTTGGTGAAGGTAGCGTCAGAGTTGACACCATCGTCAACAGCCTCAGTTGCGAGACGTGCTAGACGCTGGCCAACGCCAACCTTGTCAATGTCTAGAGTGTTGGCCTTCATCTTTACCTGACGGCCTTCTCCTGCAAGAACGGTTGCGTCCCACATGTAGTCAATGAAGCGGTTTGACTGCTCTGCATTAAGCAGACCACCACCACCAGCACTAACTTCAGTAGTACGAATTACTTTTTCGAATAGTTCATTTGACACGATTTATTTCACCTACCTTTTCTTGTTTGTATTATGAGAGATCGGAGACACCGAGGAAGCGCCCGCCCCAAATACTATTTGATTTTTCTAACTTATCTTCTGAACCGCCAAGTTCAGCAGACTTCTTTACTGCGGTAGATGAGTTAATACCCTCTACTCGCGCCTCAACCTCGGACAATGTGTTTGAAAGTGTCTCTACGGTTTTGGTAAGATTTGCGTGACCTTCACCTAGTTCATCGAACTTAGAGTTTACGGTCTTGACGAATTCGTCAACTGAGGCGCGAACACCTGCTACCTGCTCATTTGATGCCTCTGCACTCTTTGTAACGGTTTCAGACACGAATGCCTTAAAGTCGTCAAAAAGTTTTGCAAAGTCAGCAGGCGTGTCAACAGCCTCAACCTCGGAGCCTTCGTCAGCCTTTTCTACTTCATCAGCAGCATCGACAGCGGCAGCATCATCAGATGCGACCTCTACGACCTCGGCAGCCTCTTCGACAGCCTCAACGGCTTCTTCTACAGCGGCGTCAGCCTTTTCAATTGGCTCGACTTCTTCAACAGAAGTTGCAATATCGCTCACTTCTATACCTCCTTCGTTGGTGTTTACCTCTGCCTGCTTAATAATTTCAGGCTCAGGATTTAGATATTTTTGTACAACGTCTTTGATAACGTCGGACTTATCTGTATCGGTGGATTCAATCCATCCGATGTTCTCCATGGTTTTGTTACATGAAGCACAGTCATAATTGTTTTCTGTGGATACAACGGCGATCTGGTCGCTCACGCAGTAAAATACATTACTAACAGAGGTTTCAAAAGCCATTCCCTTATAGACAAGTTCACCCTGCTCTGACTTAACGACGGAGAAGATGTTTGCTAGTTGGTTGGCGGGACTATCCACCAGACTTAGTTCAATCAGGTCATATTCTTTGATTACTCGTATTGTCCTGTTTTGTTCTGCATCATAGACTGATTCTTGCTCTGTGATGTTTCCACCAATAGAGAAACCTGATAGGGTTCCGTCAAGAACTTTCTCCCAAGTGTCCTGCGCCCCCTTCGATACGTAAGCAGTAACAAAGATTCCACGGAACATCTTTTGAGACGTAGCATCATAGAAATCTTCCTGCTTGAACGCAACTAGACGACCAGCGGCAATGGGCTGGTGCATTTCACGGATATTTCCACGGAATCTCTCAAACGCAGCCTGTGATGCCTCGGCGGTGCAGATATCACCGGTTCGGTCGATGTTGTCCAGGGTGGCGAAGCCGGAAACCATGCGCTGCTCAGTATCTACCTTAGCGAAAGGTACCGAGAAGGAGATGTTATCTCCGCTGGTTTGCCAGAAACTCTTAGTCATTTCCATATCGTAACTTAATATAACTTGTGTTCGATTAAAAAGCAAATTACTGTGCGCTCCGACCGCTACCCTGAGTAGCGCGACCGCTACTTGAAGATGCTGAATCGGTTGCATTATTGGTTCTGTCACGTGCGCGAGCGTCTGATCCTGCGGCTGTATTTCTAGCATCAGCAGCCTGTTGTGGCTTAAGATCAAGGAATGCGTCGCCCTCTGGATGAGGCTGTAGGCCCTTTCCGGCACGAATTTCGTTACGGGTCTTGATCTGGTTACGGGCATCGCGTTCGTCAATCTTGCTCTGTGTCTCCGCGTCAGTCAGGCTCAACTCGTTCAGTTTGAACTTGAAGATATCTGTAAATTCACGAATAATAAGATTAACGCGCTTTTCTAGGCGATCCTGCTCAGGCTGGCATACCTGCTCTTTGAATGTTTTGTCAGCGTCACGGGCTACAGCCAGGGCAACGTTTGCTGCGACACCGACCTTAGTAATAGGTGTACGGTGAGCCATGAAAATTTCGTCACGGTTCATTACGC